ACTTGATAACTTAGAAAATACCCCTAATCATTATACATCTAAAATAACTTATGAAACCTTATTTAGAAATGTAAAAGGAACAAAACCATCTTATACAGCTTGGTTAAGAACAGAAGAAGATTTACGTATGAAAGAAGTAAATTTAAAATTTGAAAATGATAAAATGAAAGAGATTAAAGAAGGTATCAAAAAAACAATAAAAAGAAAAATAACAGAATCTAAAGTAAAAGAACAAGAAGAAGATATACCACAAGACATAGACATAGATGATGATACAGCAGCTGACAAAGCAGCTACTAAGGGAGCTAAAAAATCTAAAGTTAATAGATTTGATAAAGAAAGAGAAGCAATTGAAGATTTATTATATTATGGTAATAAAGGAAAAGATGGTGAATTTAATAAAGATAATCCTGCTCCTAAAACTATATACGCTAAAAAAGATGAATTACTAAATACATATAAAACTAAATTTAAAGGAAAAGGACAAGAAGGAGTAGATAGATATAATGAATTACTTGTAAAAGAAAATGAAAAATTCCTTAAAACTTTAGAAAAATTCATAAAAAAATTCGGAGCTGATGGGATGGGTAATAATGTAACTTTAGATAAAGTATACGCAAAACAAGTAAACAAACCTAATTATAGTGGGAAAGGAAGATTATCAGATACTATTCAACTTTTAGGACAAAGATTAAAAGAAATAGAAAAAGAAGAAATAGAAGACGTCACAGCAGCAGAAGGATTAAGAAAAGAAATAGCATCTTCTGATATGACTCGAGAACAACACATTAAACTTCTTGAAATATGTAAAGAATATGGTGTTAATTTAAGAGAGGGAGCTATGGGTGTTAAAACTTATTACGAAATTGCTAAGGCTGCTTATTTAGAAGGAGTAGCAAACGGAATGAGAATATAATAATTAATAAATAAATAGTTATGAATTGGATAAACAGTTGGCGTGAAGGAAATAAAAAAAACATAATTGACTTCACATTAAGACTTGGGGTATTTACCCTATTTGAATTAAAATGGAACCCTGGGGTAAACTTTAGGTTCTTAATATTAAACTTCGGAATAGAAGTATAAGACAGTAAACTAATAATAATAAAAAAATTAATAAAATGACTTTAAAAGAACTTAAAAAAATGGTATCCGAAGAGTATACTAAATATTTAAAAGAACAAGCAGATTTAGACATGATGTCTGATCCTATGGGAGGAGGTGCTATGCCCCCTATGCCTGGTGGAGGAGGAAATAAAAAAGCTCCAGGAATTGATGTAGGACCAGATGATATAGATATTTCAGGTGAAAAAGAAAATCCAGAAGAAACTTTACGTGCAATTTTTGATATGTTAAAAGATTTCTTTGAAGGAGATGACAAACCAAAAGCCCCTTCAGCTCCAAAAGCAGATAAAGGAGGTGATAAAAAAGATGATAAAGGAGGTGATAAAGGAGGTGATAAAGGAGGTGATAAAGGAGGTGATAAAAAAGATGATGGAAAAAAAGATAAAGAAGACGATAAAGAAAAAGAAGCTCTTCAAGAAAGATTCCAAAAACTAGCTAACATCATAAAATAAGGTTATGACTCTTGACGAGTTATTATTAGAATGGTCTTATAAATCAGAAAAGGGGTATCCATCTTTGGATAGCCCTTCTGATATCTCTATACTTAAACAAATTTTAGAAAAATTAAAATTACCTTCTAATGAAATTATTAATAATTTAAAAGAAGGTACAAAAGCATCTAATAGTAGAAATGCTATAGCCAAAATAGTAGATTCTCCCGAAGGTAAAGAAGCGGGTTTAACTATTATGTCAAATGTTTATAGAATAGGTAATCAAAAAAAGATTGATAAAGATAAATTTATGGAAATAATAATTTCTCTTTTCGATAATCCTAAAATTACTATTCATGAACCAAAATCAGGTCCTAATAAAAGTTCAAAATATAATATGTTTGAATTTGAAACTGAAGAAGGACAAGTTCAAATAGTTTTAGCTGGAGGAGCTAATGAAGGAGAAATATATGAACAAGATCTTTTAACTAAAATACAAGGATCTGTTGGTTTTCCTATGGACGAAATTGAATTTCCTGATATTCAAAAATTATTTACAACTATAGGTATTAATCCTGAAGATCTTACCCCTGATGATGCTGAATTTATGGGAGCTGCTGATACAAAAAGACAATTATCTTTTGAAGGCCCTTTAGATTTAGGATCTAAAGTAGCAGACCTTGTAATACATGCAGAACAAGATATCTATTTATCTATAAAAAACAGAAAAGGTTCTGGAATATATAATGGGGGGAATGTTCCTTTTGTTTATTTAAATGAAGAAGGTCAAGCTATATTTGATGAAAGTAAATATGATGAAAAACCCTTATTTAAAGAAATATTTGAAGCTTGTGGTATAGACCCACAAAGAATGGCAGATGGTTTAAATGCTTATATTAATGGAGAAGGAGAAAAAGGAGAATGGGAATCATCGTCTGGTATAGATTTAAATAAAATAAAAAACTTATTAGCATCTTCATTTGGATATGGTTATTGGTATGTAAGAGAAAAAGCAGGAGGAGAAATATTTGTTCATTACATAGATGGTGAACAAGGAGCTTATGATATGGTGGGGGATTTAAATGAAAATGCTGTACAAATAAAATATCCTGGTACTACTTCTAAAAATTTAGATGTAGTTATTGAAACTAATAGCCCTGTATTCCAACAAGATGAAGGAAAAGTACCTTTAAAATATCAAATAGTTATACGAAACGCATCAGGCAAAATTCTTCCTGCAAGACTTAACATAAGAACCAATAAATAATTTGGTTTTCCAGAACCCTTTTACTACATAATATTAAATAAAATAAAATTATATGAAATACGCTCAACAACAACAAAACGCTCTAAACAGATTAGATCAAGCTTTAGCACAATTAAGAACACTTATTAAAAGAGGAGAAAATAAAGAAGCTCTTCAATTTATGGAAAAAGGCTTATTAAAAGAACGTTTTGAAGAAATGCAAAATATAATAACTATATCACAAACAAATACTTTAGGAGCTAGAGGAACAGGAACTATAGGTACACTTTAATAAAAATAGGTTATATGTTATCAGCAGAAAAAATCCAATCAAATTGGGAACGTTATCTCAATGAAATAAGAGTAAATATATCTAAAGAAAGATCAGATATAGTTATTCCTTTTTTAGAAAAATTTGAAGAACGAATAATGATGATGCCTGCCGCAGCTAAAAACTGGCACCATTCAGCATTTGCTGGTGGTTATGTTGATCATGTTTTACGTGTATATGATTGCGCAAATGAATTATATAAAACGTGGAATAAAATGGGAGGAGATGTATCCACATATACAATTGAAGAAATGCATTTTGTTGCTTTATTCCATGATTTAGGCAAGATGGGCCAACAAGAAGGCGAATACTACCAACCAAATGACTCCCAATGGCATATAGATAAATTAGGTCAGATTTATAAATTCAACACGGACATCCCTGCAATGAAAATACCAGAGAGATCCTTATTTTTACTACAGCAAATTGGATGTAAAGTAAGTCAAAACGAATATATTGGTATTAAAATACATGATGGGTTATATGATGAAAGTAATAAATTTTATTTTATGTCTAGTATGAAAGAAACTAAATTAAGATCCCATTTACCCTTACTTATGCATCAAGCTGATCATATGGCTGCTCAAATTGAATTTGAAGTTTGGAATAATGCAACTGACTCTGTTCCTAAACAATCAAAACCAAAAAATGGTTCTAAGGGGGACAAAACAATGAGGAATTCTAAAAAAATAAATACTAAAAATAACCCGAATCTATCTAACGCTACTTTGGATGTTATAGATTCATTTTTTAAAGATTAAATTATGGGCTGGATAATAGCAACAATATTACTTACTATAACTGTAACAGCAATGAGTTTTGCTCTTATAAACTTATTAAAGAAAAACGAAAAACTAGAAGATTTTATTGCAAAACAAAGTGAAGCAATTAATGCGTGTGATCAAAGATTAAAAAAAATAGACGACAAAGGAATATTTAGATCGGATGATGAAGTAGGATGGATATTTAAAGAAATTATAAAAATACAAGAAGCTTTAAACGAATTCACTTTAAAATAAAATAATATATGCCTTTTAACATTCCAAAACCACCTCAATCCTCAGGAATTCCTGCTATAGAAGTTTCATTTAAGGTAGGACCAATACCTAAAAAAAGAGGAAGAAAAAGATCAAAAAAACAATACTTTACAAAAGACACAGACCTAGCTATAAAAGAATATTTAAATTCTACAAACCAAGCTGAAAGAGACTATATATTTAAATATAGAATACATTACGCTTTCTATAAATTAGCAGAAAACCTTATACACACTTTTAAATTCTATTACACAGAAGTAGATAATATAGAAGATTTAAAACATGAAGTTATTTGCTTTTTATTAGAAAAATTAGACTATTTTAAACCTGAAAAAGGCAGTAAAGCTTTTAGTTATTTTTCAATTGTAGGGAAAAATTACCTTATACTCTACAATAATAACAATTATAAGAAGAAAAAACAAAAAGTAGACGTATTAGCAGCAGATGAAGATGATGGAGTAATACGCTCCTTAGGTAGAGATCAAAGAAAAAAAGAAATAAAAGATTTTATAGATTACTTTACATTATATATTGATAAACATATGTTTACTTTATTTAAAAAAACAAAAGATAGAAAAGTATGTGATGCTATTAATATACTCTTTAAACGTAGAGAAAATCTAGAAATATTCAATAAAAAAGCCCTATATATTTATATTCGTGAAATGACAGAAGTAGACACCCCTGTTATTACTAAAGTAACAAAATCATTAAAAAAACTATATAAAAAACTATATTCTGAATATATAGATACAGGATACGTAAAAGTTTAAAGTCTTCCATATTTATAATAAAACATAATTATGGCACAAAATTCTCTAGACCAAATATTATTTGACGATAAGTCTTTTTCTGATTTATTAAAAGAAATACACAAAAATCAGAGTAAAAAATCAAAACAATTAGCTTCTTTAATAGCAGAATTACGTCCTCTTATTACTAATTTAGGAGATGCTACTGTAGTAGTACCTTTAATTAAAGAATATATGGAAATTAGTGTAAAAAATGATGACCAATTAATAAAAATGGCAGCCATAGTACAAAGACTATCTACAGGAACCTCAAATACAGGAGATGGAGGATTACTAACAGAAGAAGAATTAGAACAACTCCAAAGTGTAGCAGAAGAAATATCAAAAACAGTAGAAAAACCAAAACAAATAACACCCCCAGAAGATGTACACTAAAATAAAAGCAGTAAGAGTTCAAAAAGTAATAATGAATGGGTCTCCTGAAGTAGTAGGTAGCATAAAGTATACAAACTTACAAGATTCAAAACCATTACACACAACCCATCTTCCAACAGCTAAACCTTTATTTTATAATTTTACCCAGTATCCTGCAGTTAATGAAATAGTATATATATTAGTAGCTCCTTCAATAAAATATAATAGAAATGGAAAGATAAACCACTATTATCTTCCTCCTATTAATATTAATGGCTCACCTAACCATAATGCACAACCTAATGAATTAACGGTAGAAGAAATGCAGGCGGGAATAGAAACCAGTTTAGATGACTTTAAAGAAAATAACAGTATAAGGCCTTTATCTCCACATATGGGAGATGTAATGGTAGAAGGTAGATATGGTAATTCTATTAGATTTGGATCTACTACACCTAGTGGTTCTTATGTTGAAAATAAATGGAGTGATGAAGGTAACATAGGAGATCCTATTACTATAATAAGAAATGGACAACCAGAAAAATACAACAATAAAAGAGGACATATAACAGAAAATATAAATGAAGATAATTCAAGTATTTATTTATGTTCAAATCAAAAAATAAACAACTTCCAAAAATCAGGTGTTGAGTTAGAAAATTACGAACTATCCTATAAACATATGTTATAATATGCCAAAAAGAGAATTAAAAATAAATACAGATAATTATTTATATGAAGATACACAGGAAGATATTATCTTAAAATCTCCATCTAAAATTCCTGACAAAGGCCTTCAAGACCTAATAAGTCTAAGATCTATAAATGGATCCGATTGTAGTCATTATGATATAGCCCCCACAGAACATCAACAAATGTTATGGATGATGAATATGCCTTTTACTTTTTTTGAAGAAGACCCTGCATTAGAAAGCGAAGCAGGAGGAATGATAAGTAGTTTTGCTTCATCCGTAGATTTAAATGAAAAATTAGGATAATGGCAAAAGAACACGGAGCAACATATCAATACAATCAAAGATTTAATTTAAAACATGCTATCTATTCTACAATAGCTGTTAATAATAAAATAAATAATTTCCCCGGGTCTGACTATTTAGCTTCTACATATGAAGGTTCAGACAATAATTTAAAAAGAACAAATATACTTAGTAATTTACATAAGTTATTCGATAACTGTATCAATCCTATTTCTAATAAATTTGATAACATGATAGGATTAAACTCTGTTTATAGAAATAAAAAACTGAATGAATTGATAGGGGGAGGGCCTAACAGCCAACATATTTATGGATATGCGGCTGATATAACTCCTAGAGGAAATATTACATCTGCTGAAATATTTAATTTTTGTGCAAGATATTTACCAGTATATCATCAATTAATATGGGAATATCCTGAAAGAGGAGAATATTCTCCTGCTCGTAATGAATTTTCTTGGGTTCATATTTCTTATATAGAAGGAAGTAACTTTAAGATTAATTCAATATCTTCAAAAAACCCCAAAATTCATAATTATTATAAATCATCAACAACATATAGTTTAAATAATTTTACCCATAGAATTAAAGAAGCTAACCCTAATTTAATCTCAGATATAGATTCATTATGAAAAAATTTATACCAGAAAATCCTAAAATATATAAAGGAAACCAAGTCATAATAAATTCAGACAGATTAGTATTTAATGCTAAACAAGATGCTATATTATTATATTCAGATAAAGCTATAGGTTTCTCTACAAAAGGAAATTTTCATTTTGATACTGATAATTCAGAAGATACTAAATTTATAGTAAATGCTCCTAACATATATTTAGGAATAGAAAACCTAAGTACAGGAAAACTACCTACAGAACCAGCAGTACTAGGCCATGAATTAGAAACTTTACTTATAGAA